CATACTTTCTGATATAAATCGTTTAGTTCTACGACCACTTGTAGGTATTCTGGTCTCTTTATCTGGTTTTATCTCAATCAACCACGTCTTACCGTTTTCCATAACTACTTTTAAATCCATAAAATACCTATGGTAACGTTTGTCCACTTCGTATAGATAAGGTATAACAATCTCTTCGGAAGACCACGATTTTACACTGGGATTATCGTCACACCATTTAAAGGCATACTTTTCCCATAAAGAACGATAGATTACATTGGTATGGTCACCATCATACTTCTTTGGATTTTTTACTCTGTATCTTCCTGAATATGCCATAAAAACCTTATAAATAAAGATGAATTTACTAACCTATTTATCGGACTAATAAAATGGCAGAACCGCAAGAAGTTGAAGGTGTTTTAGAAGCAAAGAAAAGAGTATCTCTAGAATATCCTTTAAACAATCCTGACGAATACAAAGGTAGAATTGTATTTAATGTAATGCAAGAACCACCTACAGACATTGGTAATGTAGCAGAAGCGATTACTGAATTTACATCTGAGGCAGGAAAAAATCTACTTAACGTTGTTGGTGGTGGTGACCCAGAACAAGCTGCACAATCAGTAAAGACTCACGTGGGTGAAGTAAATGTTCCTATTACAAATCCTAAACCTCTGATTGATTTAAATAGACAAGTATCTCTGTATTTACCTATAGGTTTACAATATCGTGATAATGTTGCGTATGAGAATATGGACTTGGGTGGTATAGGTGCAGGAATTGAATCAGGACTTAGAAGTGGAAGTGGTGCGATTAACGCTTTAATTGAGGGTGGACTCAAAACTCTTACTGCTGGACTTGGTGGTAGTACTGGAACAGATGTGGCAAAACTTGGTACAGTAAAACTTGCTGCTAAATTTCCAGACGAAATATCTGGTGCATTTAAATCGGCGGCAGGTGTTACTACAAATCCTAATACTCGTGTATTATTTAAGTCTGTTGGATTGAGAGAGTTCTCGTTTATATTTAAATTTATTGCAACGTCTCCAAGAGAAGCAGAAGAGATTAAAGAGATTATAAAATTATTCAGAACAGAATTATATCCAGAAAATATTAATTTACCTGTTGGTAATAGCGAAATCTCTATTGGTTATAAGTTTCCTAATAAATTTCAGATTAGTATTGAGTATGATGGAGAAGAGATTGCTACAAGAATAAAACCCTGTTTCTTAAGAGATGTAAGCACTAACTATAATAGTACTGCAATGTCTATACACGAAGACGGTAATTTTACTGAGATTGAAATGACTCTTGCATTCCAAGAAACAAGAACACTCAACAGAAAAGACGTTGAAGAGGATGGATTCTAATGACAACCAAATATTTTAAAAATATGGAAATTGTAACTTATAAATTTGGTGATAACGAATCTCCTGTTTTATTTGATAATTTAACTCAGTATATTGATATTATTGATGGACTAAAAGATAATATTTCTTTTTATAACAAGTATACTATTGTTAGTGGAGACAGACCTGATACACTTTCATATAAGTTATATGGAACAACCGATTACTATTGGACATTCTTTTTATTGAATGACCATATTCGTTTATCTGGTTGGCCAGTTGCTACTTATGATATTCTGAAACAAGCACAATCTAAATATCCGTATAGAACTGTAACAACAAATACTGATATATCAACCTCTTTTCCTGTAGGTCAAGTCGTTACAGGAGTAACAAGTGGCACGGTTGGAACAATTATCAAACGTAATCTAGATATGGGTCAACTTGTTATTGATACAGGAGAAGAACCGAACACAACTAATTTTGGTTCTACCGAACAGATAACATATATTAGTGTTGAAGACGGTGAAACCTTTACTGCAAATCTAGTAAAAGAATCAGAACAATATAATTCAGTTCACCACTATGAAGATGCAGACGGTGTATATCAAGACCTTACTTTATTTGACTTTGCAAATCCGTCTCCTACTTGGACTGCGGTCACTTATAGAGATAGACTTGAAAAACGTAATGACGAATTAAAACAAATCAACGTATTGAAACCAGACGTAGTTACTAAAGTTGTAAGTGAATTCAATAACTTTAAGAAACAACGAGTTAGTTAATGGCAAAAACCACCCAATCACAACAGTTTAAAATTACTGAAGCAGCTATTACCGCAGACCGTATTGGTGGTTTTAATGCAAACTTTTTTGATGTAAGAACTTCTGTTGCAGAACTTAATATCTTTGAGAGTCTAGATAAACCGTATCTAACAGGAACGGTAGTAATCTTAGACGATAAAGCATTATTTGATAAAATAAACTTTCAAGGAACAGAACGATTTGAAGTTGAACTGTCTTCGGTTGATAATGATTTAGATACCGTATTTAAACGTACGTTTATTATGACAGGAGTAGAACGTTCTGTCAAGTCAAATGATAATGGAAAGTCTAGTATGTACGTGTTTACATTAATAGACGAACACGCATTCTTATCCAGTCTAAAGAAAATTAGTAAATCATTTAGTGGTACTATTGATAATATCTTGGTCAAACTTCTTGCAACAGAAATGAATCTAGATATAGACCTTTCATATTTGTTTCTGGGTAATGGTAAAAAATCAGAACCAATTCAAACTAATATGAAAGGAATTATTCCTAATCTAAATCCTATACAAGCAATCAGTTGGTTGGTTAGTCGTGCAACAACCGTGACAGGTTCTCCGTTCTTTGCATATGCATCAATGCACGATGATAATATTCGTCTGGGTAATCTTGATTCTATGTTATCGCAAAAAGCGTTCAATTCACAATTACCTTACACCTATAACCCAGCAAACATTTCTAATGCAGATACACAAACTGAATTAGAAAGAACTTTTACTATTAAGCATATAAGAACATCTAAAATGGCAAATACATTGAAACTCGTTCAAGAAGGTGCTGTATCTGCTAACTATGCCAATACAAATCTTAATACAGGTCAAATATTTTCACAACATCATACAATAAGAAATCAACTCTCTAAGTTAAGAGAACAAGAAGTTATTGGTGAGAATCAAAATGTCTTTGACCCATCTTTTAGAATAGGTGAGATGTTTGTTGATTTATATCAACCAAAAATGTATCATACAGTAACTTCAAGTGGAACATATGGTAGATATAAAAGTTATCACGATGAATATGATGCGACCAAATTTAAAAAGAAAGTAGAGAGTCGTGCAATTGCAAATCACCTTTATAAGAATATGATAAATGTTACTGTTGAAGGTGCAGGTTTTATTGTTTCTAAAGCAAGTGTTGGTGATATCGTAAACCTTAAAGTTGTAAATGATAATACAGAAATATCTTTATTTGGAAATGAAGATGACCTAATAGATAAAACTAAATCTGGTGATTTTATTATTCACAAAACTCGTCACACATTCTCTGGAACTCAACATACTGTTTCAATGAACGTTTGTAAATTAGAGAGACTTCCGTAATGAGACCTATTTTATCAGAATACTACGGTGATAATACACGATGGTTTATTGCAACTGTTGTGGATGCGTCTCCACCTTATGGATATGAGGGTAGGGTTAAGATTAGAGTTCACGGACTACATACTAGTTCTACCAGATTGATTCCTCAAGCAGACTTACCTTGGGCACAATGTATGCTACCAACAACCGAAGGTGGAGTATCTGGTATTGGTAGAATGCCTCAGATTCAACCTAATGCATTGGTCTTCGGTATGTTTATGGACGGTATGAACTCACAAACTCCTATTGTTTTTGGGACACTTCCTCACGTGGAATTACCCACTAGTGTGCAGTTAGGTCAACCAGAAGAAGATGTCGGAGAAGATAACAAACCAGAAAACTTATGGGAAAAAGTAATAGATGCAATAAAACCCAAAGACGCAGATATTCAAAACAATAACTCTGGGAATATTAATAATCTGGTAAGATTATCCAGAGAGAAAACTGCGGTTAAATTCTTCTTGAATCTTGGATATACGGTTAAACAATCAGTAGGTATTTCAGCTGCATTAAGTTATTCTTC